TTGGAGATGCATCGTCTTTGAGTAGTGGTATTAGTGCAACTGCTTCAGTAGTTACTTTAACTGCTCCAACAATTAGTGGTGTAGTTGGTGGAACACAAACATCAGCAACGATTACAACTCTTGCTACAACAACAGTAAACGGCACTACTCTTAATGGTGGAACTCTTGCATTAGCTGCTGGTTCTATTACAGATAGTTCTGGTGCAATTTCATTTGGTAACGAAAATTTAACAACAACAGGAACAATTACAGGCGCTCTTGCTACAGTTGCTCAAACTGCAATTACTTCAGTAGGAACACTAACTGCATTACAAGTAGATAATATTAATATCAATGGTAATGCTATTTCTAGTACTGCTGGTACAGATTTAACGATTGCTCCATTATCAGGACAACAGATTGTTCTTGATGGTACTATTATCATTGACGCTGGTGTAGTTACTGGTGCAACAAGTATTACCTCAACAGCATTTGTTGGTGATATAACTGGCGATGTGACAGGTAATGCTGATACAGCAACTACACTTGCAACTGCCAGAACTATTGGTGGAACAAGTTTTAATGGTTCTGCAAATATTGCAGTAGCACTTTCTGCAACTGCTACAGCTCTTGCGACTGCAAGAACTATTGGTGGAACTAGTTTTGATGGTACTGGAAACATTGCAGTTGCATTAGCATCTGTTGGTACTGCTGTTACAGTAGCAGACGAATCATCTGACACAACTTGTTTTCCATTATTTACAACAGCTGCAACAGGAGATTTACCACCTAAGAGTGGTACTAATTTAACTTTTAACAGTAGTAGTGGATTGTTGACTGCAACATTATTTGCTGGTGCTTTAACTGGAAACGTGACAGGTAACGCATCTGGTACAGCCGCAACTGTTACTGGTGCAGCTCAAACTGCTATTACTTCAGTAGGAACTCTTACTGCATTACAAGTAGATAATCTTAATATCAATGGTAACACATTAAGTTCTACTGCTGGTACTGATTTATTAATTACACCTCTTAGTGGTCAACAGATTGTTCTTGACGGTGCGATTATAATTGATGCTGGAGTAGTTACTGGTGCAACAAGTATTACATCAACTGCATTTGTTGGTGATATAACTGGTGATGTTACAGGTACATCTGATATTGCTACTGCCGTTACTGTTGCAGATGAGTCGAGTGATACTACTTGTTTCCCATTATTTGCAACTGCCGCAACTGGAGACTTACCTCCAAAAAGTGGTACTAACCTAACCTTTAATAGTAGTAGTGGTTTATTAACTGCAACAGGATTAGCTGCTGCTACTGTTGGTGCCAGTGGTCTTTCTAGTTTAGATGGTGGTATTAACACTAATGATGACTTTACTGTTGACGCAGATGGTAATGTTGTTGGTGTTGCAGCTACATTCTCTGGACTAACAAATTTAACTGGTTCTTTCAGCCAAGCAATACACACTTTTGTAGCAACTGATGCTATTACTTCAGCAGAACACGCTGGTAGAGTTTTGTTACTAGGCGAAGTTGGTGGTAACGCAGATGTTGTATTAACTCTTCCAGACGCAACTGGAACAGGACACGTATATAAATTTATCGTAACTGTTACTATGGGATCAAACACATACAAGATACAATGTCCAGATGCTGATAACGTAATTAATGGTACTATTAAAAATATGGATTTAGATGGCACTGCACAAACAATATTCGGAACTGCCTCTACCTCTGATACAATTACATTAAACGGCGGTACACAAGGTGGACAGGTTAGTGATACACTTACATTAATTGATATAGCCGCTAATTTATGGCACGTAGAGGGTCAGATGCGTACACCTACTGGTGCAAACCCAGCAACACCATTTAGTGCCGCAGTTAGTTAATAATTAATAAGGAGTATTCGTAATGTTAGGTCAACAATTTTATCATGAAAGCATAAGAAAAGTTATTATTGCTTTTGGGACAACTTTTAATAATATCCAACTTGTTCGTAAGGACAATGATGGTAACATAAAACAATCAATGAAGGTTCCTCTTGCTTACGGGCCGAGACAGAAATGGCTTACTCGTTTAAATGAAGATGCAAGTCTATCAAAGACAGTTGCTATTACTCTTCCTCGTATTGGTTTTGAGATACAAAACCTACAGTATGACCCTAATAGAAAATTAAATAGAGTGCAAAAGTTTAAAAAAGTTAAAGGTGCAAGTGCTAATCGTCTTGACTCTCAGTATATGCCTGTTCCTTATAATTTAAATATTCAGTTATATGTGATGGCTAAAGAATCTGATGACTCTTTACAAATTATTGAACAGATTCTTCCATACTTTCAACCAGACTATACTCTTACTATTAATGATATGGCAGATATGGGAATTAAAAGAGATGTTCCTATCATATTAAACAGTGTTGCATATGAAGATAATTATCAGGGCGATTTTGAAACACGCCGTGCATTAATTTACACTTTAGATTTTACTGCAAAGTTTTATCTCTATGGCCCTGTTACTTCTCAAGCTGTTATCAAAACAGTACAAGTTGATCAGTATACTGATCTTAAAGATACTGCTCCTAAAAGAGAACAAAGATACACAGTTACACCAAATCCTACTAATGCTGATGCAGATGATGATTTTGGTTTTAATGAAACAACTTCTTTCTTTGAAGATGCAAAGAATTTTGATCCAGTAACAGGTACAGACAAGTAGAAAATATAATGGTTGATCCCCTAAAAGAATTGAATAAAGCTCTTGGGGTTGCTAGTAATGTTCAGACATTACAAAAGGAACCTTGGAACTCTAAAGAATATACTGAAGTTTTACCAACCGTAGTTGAAAACAACACTGAAGAATGTGATGATATTGAAAAAGATTATCGTCTTCAAAGAGATACTTTTCATACTTTGGTAGAGAAGGGTTCAACTGCAATTGATGGAATACTTGAGCTTGCAAAAGAAGGTGAGCATCCAAGGGGATATGAGGTTGCTGGAAATCTTATTAAACAGGTTGCAGAAGTTGCAGAAAAACTTGGTGATCTTCAAGAAAAAATGAAGAGACTTAAAGAAGTACCAAACACTGCTCCTAAAAATGTTACGAATGCATTATTCGTAGGTTCTACTGCTGAATTACAAAAAATGTTAAAAGGTAAATCTGATGGTTGATGCTACTTATCTTGGTAATCCGAATCTTAAAAAAGCAAACGTACAACAATCTTGGACAAAAAAACAACTTCAAGAATATACTCTTTGTATGGAAGACCCAATATATTTTATACAGAACTATGTAAAAATTATTTCTCTTGATGAAGGCCTAGTACCATTTGATATGTATTCTTTTCAAAAAGAAATGGTTGGTACATTTCATAGTAATCGTTTTACTATCTGTAAACTACCTAGACAGTCTGGTAAATCTACTGTTATGGTATCTTATCTATTACACTATGCTCTATTTAATCCAAGTGTTAATATTGCTATACTTGCAAACAAAGCTGCAACCGCAAGAGATTTATTAAGTAGACTACAACTTGCATATGAACATTTACCTAAGTGGTTACAACAAGGAGTTATGTCATGGAACAAAGGAAGTTTAGAACTTGAAAATGGTAGTAAAATATTGGCGTCTTCTACTTCAGCTAGTGCGGTTCGTGGTGGTTCTTATAATATTATATTTCTTGATGAGTTTGCGTATGTACCCAGTAATGTAGCTGAACAATTCTTTAGTTCTGTTTACCCCACTATTTCTTCTGGTAAAACCACAAAAGTCATGATAGTATCAACTCCACACGGTATGAATATGTTCTATAAGATATGGACAGATGCAGAAGAAAAACGAAATACATACGTTCCTATTGAGGTTCATTGGAGTGAAATTCCAGGCCGTGATGAAAAATGGAAAAAAGAAACTATTTCAAATACTAGTGAACAACAATTTAACACAGAATTTGAATGTGAGTTTCTTGGTTCTATCAATACTCTTATAACTTCAAAGAAACTTAAAGTAATACCATACAGAGAACCTAAACAATCAAACGCAGGCCTTGATGTACATATTTCACCACAACAGGGACATACGTATGTAATTACTGCTGACGTTGCTCGAGGAACACAAAATGATTATTCTGCATTTATTGTAGTTGATGTAACAGAAATGCCTTACAGGGTAGTTTCAAAATATAGAGACAATGAAATAAAACCTCTTCTATTTCCAGCAAAAATTTATGAAGTTGCTCGTGCATACAACCAAGCATTTGTTCTTGTTGAAGTAAATGATATTGGTGAACAAGTTGCAAACACTTTACAGTTTGACTTGGAGTATGACAACCTTATAATGGCATCCATGCGTGGACGGTCAGGACAGGTACTAGGAGGGGGGTTCAGCGGTGGAAAAGCGCAATTGGGAGTTAGAACTACTAAGGCTGTTAAAAGAATAGGATGTTCTAATCTCAAACAATTAATTGAAGATGATAAACTTATAGTAGAAGATTTAGATATTATTAGTGAATTATCTACATTTATTGTAAAGGGTTCTTCATATGAAGCTGATGATGGATGTAATGATGATCTAGTTGCTTGCTTGTTTATATTTGCGTGGGTAACAGATCAACAGTATTTTAAAGAATTAACAGACAGTGATGTACGTATGACTATGATGAGAGAACAACAAAATGCATTAGAACAAGATATGGCTCCTTTTGGTTTTGTTATTAATGGTTTAGAAGATGAAAATATAGGAAATATGGTAGATGAGTATGGCACAAAGTGGGCTGCAGTAGTGAGAGATTATGGTACGGATTGGTAATATTAGATAAACTCTAATAAATCATTATCATTTTTAATCCAACAATTTGCACATAATATTATACTCTCATCAATAAGAGAAAATATTTCTTTTCTACTCTTAGGATTAGTACCCACTCGTTTTGTTATTTTTCTTATTTCTGAATCGTGGGGATAGTATTTTAAACACACAGTTTCACTTTCACCACAATGTTTACAAGATTTATTAGCTAAATTTTCATTTAACAAAATAATTCTTTTACGATAGTTTCTACGAGCTACCTTTTTAATTGTGTCTTTATACTTTTCGTAGTGTGCATTTACCATATTATTATTTATATGTTATAACACTTATAAAAACAATTTTTCTAATATTGTTTTTTTATAAATATCTGTAATAAACAAAAACCAACTCTTAA